CAAGATAACGAGGGCAGATGTAATTCATGATAATTTATTTATTGAATGTAAGCTCAGAAAGAAGCATACTGTAATAACATTATGGGATGACACAAATGCTATGGCAAAGAAAGAGGGTAAGACCCCAGTTGTAGCTTTGTGTGAAAAGGGGAGGGCAGGGTTTTGGATAATGGTTCATAGTGATGATCTTAATAAATTAGAAAAAAAACAAATTGAAAATGAATATTGGCAATTAACACCAACTTGGGAATGATAGAATGGATAGCAAGTTTAACAGCAATAGTATCAATATGGTTATATGGTAATGGGTGGAAATACTCTGGATATTTTGGCTTGGTTAGTCAGTTTTTTTGGTGGTGGTTTTCATTTATATATGATTTAACATCTATGTATGTATTATGTGGATTTATGACAGCTACTCATATTAGAAATATAATAAAAATGAAAAGATGATAGAATATATTTTAATAATGGTTTTTTATATTACTCCAGCTAATTCTCCTACAGAAATATATGAACTTCAATTAAATACAGATGCAGAAACTTGTTATAGATTAGATATGGGTGTTCAACTTAATTATGAACAACAAGAACATTTTAGAATTACAAGTCAATGTATAGAAAGGTATAAAGTCATTGCAAATAAATAAATGGATAATCGGACTAATTTTATTAGAAATAATTTTGCATTTGTGTGAAATAGCATTTGATATGATGCAACATATACATTTCTATGGTTTTGATTTTTAATGAATGATTTAGCCAGAGCATTAGAAATAGCCAAAGAATTGGAATTTCGTAAAAGAACGAATCAGATGGCACAGTATAAGCCATATGAGTATCAAAAGAAATTTCATAATAGTAAAGCTACCCAACGATTATTAATGGCAGGTAATAGGGTAGGTAAATCTTTTAGTGGTGCTATGGAAATGGCATATCATTGTACAGGGTTATATCCGAAATGGTGGGAAGGAAGAAAGTTTGATAGACCTGTAAGATGTTGGGTTGGTGGTGTATCTAATGAAACAACCAGAGATGTATGTCAAAAAGAATTAGTAGGGCAACCAGATGATCCTAGTGCTAAAGGTACAGGTAGTATTCCTCTTAAACTAATTGGAGAAACAGTAAGAAAACCAGGAGTTCCTAATGCCATGAATAGTGTAGTTATACGACATAAGAGTGGGGGATATTCTCGTATAGGTTTTAAAGCATATGAAATGGGTAAAGAAAAATGGATGGGTGAGTCATTAGATGTTATTTGGTTAGATGAAGAACCACCACAAGGTATATATTCACAAGCATTAACTCGTACTGCTGATAAGGGTGGTATTGTATATATGACATTTACACCAGAACAAGGCATGACCGAAACAGTTGCACAATTTGTAAATAATTTAAAAAAAGGTCAAGACCTTATACAAGCGACTTGGGATGATGCACCTCACATGACTAAAGAAGTGCGAGAACAAATTTTAGCAGCATTACCACCCCATGAAAGAAAGATGAGAGAAAAAGGAATACCACAATTAGGTTCTGGATTGGTATTCCCAATAAACGAAGAAGATATATTATGTGAGCCATTTGATATACCAGATTATTATCCTAAACTGTGTGGTATAGATTTTGGTTGGGATCACCCAACAGCTTGTGCATGGATAGCATGGGATAGAGATAGTGATATTGTGTATATGTATGATGGCTATAGTATGCGACAAGAAACTGTACCTGTTCATGCATCAGCAATAAAAGCAAGAGGTAAGTGGATTCCTGTTATATATCCTATGGATGGCAGACAAGCTGACAAGGGAAGTGGTAAAAGTCTAGCTATGCAATATAGAGATGAAGGTGTTAATTTATTAAGAGAACATTTTACTAATCCTCCACAAAATGGAATGAAAGAAGGTAGTGGTGGTATAAGTGTAGAAGCAGGAGTAATGGAAATGTTAACAAGATTTCAAACAAAGAGGTTGAAAATATTTTCTAATCAAAGTAAAATGTTAGAAGAAATTAGGTTGTATCACAGGAAGAATGGTAAGATTATTCCTATGAATGATGACATAATATCTGCACTAAGATATGCAGTAATGTCATTGCGAAAGGCAAGAACAAGGAATACCGAACCTATGCAGATACAATCTGATTCTAGTTTTAACTTATTTACAAGGAGTATGTAATGCCAATGGGAAAAGGAACTTATGGATCAAAAGTCGGTAGACCATCAAAAAAAAATAAAATAATGAAAAGAAAGAAAAAATAATGGTAAAAAAATTATCCCCTAAACAAAAAAAATTAGCAAGTAAAGCATCACCAAGAGGTAAAATTACAGGTGCAGATTTTAAAAAAGTTAAAAGAACGAAAAAAGGATTATTAAGAAGATCATGAAAGGTATGCACAAAACTAAATCTGGTAAAATGGCTAAAAAAGGTCTTTACTATAATATTAACAAAAGAAAGAAAGCTGGAACTTCTAGGACTAAAAAAAAGTCAACTATTAGTTCTAAAGCATATGCAAATATGAAAAAAGGTTTTCCAAAAAAGAAAGGGTAAGTTATGGGTGGATTTTTCTCAAGACCAAAACCTCCAGCACCTCCCCCTCCACCTCCTCCTCCTCCAGCTCCAGAGCCAAAAGAGCCACAATCGGCAAAGGATGCTAGAGAGAGAAGATTAAGAGGTAAGGTAAGAGGTATGGGATATGGTCAAGGAAGCACTCTTGGGGGAGCAGAAGATGCTGCAACTGCAAGAACTATTCTTGGTCAATGATTGTTGCTAAAACTGATAAATCATTAGCAAAAGAAGTTTTACGATTTGTAGCACCACGAGCAAATATTCAAGGAGTACATTCTGATTTTACTCATATAGGGTACTATGATAATGATAAAATAGTAGGAGGTACTATATTTTCTCACTATGATGGTTTTAATATATGGATGCATTTAGCACTTGATAATCCTAGAGCTATGAGAAGGAGTTATGCAAAACAAGTATTTGAGTATTGCTTTTATACCTGTAAATGTGTTAGAGTAACTGCAATGACTAAACCGAACAATACAAGATGTAGAAAATTAATTGAATCGGCAGGATTTAAACAAGAAGGTATTGTTAGGAAAGTTATTAAAGATGGTATGAAATTTCACAATGCTGTGTTATATGGATTATTAAGAAATGAATGTAAATATTTATAGGAGAGTCTAATGGGTGGAGGAATGAAGTCAGCACCAAGTATGCCAATGCCACAACCAATGCCAGAAATTGATGATAAGGTTGCAGAATCCGAAGCAAAGTTAGAAGCTGAAAGACAAAGAATGATATCACTTGGTAAACAAGGTTCTTATGGCACATTATTAACATCTGGAGAAGGTGTAAAAGAGGAAGCACCTGTAGCACAAACATTATTAGGTGGTGTAAAAAAACCAACTAGAATAACCTAATGGCAAATTTTGAATACATAAAAAAAAGACTTGCACAATTAGAAAGTCATAGAGGAACATGGGAAGAACATTGGCAAGACATTCTTGATTATGTAATGCCACGAAAAGCAGAAGTAGTATCTAAAAGAGAAAAGGGTGAAAAAAGAACAGAAGTATTATTTGATTCTACTGCTATAACAGCAAACAATTTATTAGCTGCAAGTTTACATGGCACATTAACATCACCATCATTACAATGGTTTCATTTAAAATTAAGAAGTGCTGAATTAAATCAAAACAGAGATGTACAATTATGGTTAGAAAATTCTGCAAAGAGAATGTATGACCTATTTAACGAATCTAATTTTAACACAGAAGTACATGAGTTATATCTTGATTTATGTTCAATAGGTACAGGTGCATTATTTGTAGAAGAAAGTAAAAAAGGTTTTGCTGAAGGTGGTGTTCATTTTAATACATTACACATTAAAGAGTTTTATATTAAAGAAAACAATGATGGTAGAATAGATACAGTATATCGTAAATATAATTTAACAGCACGACAAGCTATACAAGAGTTTGGGGAAAAAAATGTTGGAGAAAAACTTGTAGAAGCATCTAAAGAAAAACCAGATAAAGAATTTACATTTATTCATGCAGTAGAACCAACTGAAGATTATGAAAGAGCAATGGGTAAGGTTAAAACGAAATTACCTTTTTATTCTTGTCATGTATGTATAGAAGATAAGATGACAGTAAGACAGGGTGGTTATAGTGAGTTTCCATACCTTGTACCTAGATGGGCAAAAGCAACAGGTGAGATATATGGAAGATCACCAAGTTATAATGCATTACCAGATATTAAAACATTAAATAAAGCAGTAATC